GATGAAGAAAATGTACATGGAGGAGCCATGTGGGCTCGTATGCCATTACCAGCGATTTGTGGGGACATCGCAATGGACAGTTTCCCAGAAAGAATGGAAACACACCTTGTTCAACCTTGGGATTGCCCCTCACACTATCACTCAATCGTATCGTTTAACAGGTGCAAACCAAGTCCGTGGCTTGCAAAAATCGCAGGAGAGTTTCACACAGCGAGATATCTCTTCACTGTGGACTTTACCGAAAGCGAGATCGCAGACTGTCCAGCCCAACACAAACAGAGTCATGTTATGGTGTTAACTGACGGTCAATGGAAAGGTAATATGGTAGCTCTCCCTAATAACAGAGTGAGAGTCACTAGTCCTGCTCTTTGGGCTACGGGAGAAGGTGCTCCTGATTTTAGACCTAGCCAGCACACTCATTGTGCTGAACAAGATGATAGTTATATGGACCCCAGTGTGACATTTAACAATTTGTATGCGGAGAATAATGATGGCGATATCGAGGAAACAAATGAAAAAACAACTAAAAGGAAACAAAAAACCAATACCAAAAGGAAAAGAAGGTAAAGGTTTAGCTAAATTAAAAAAGGTAGCTCCTCAAGTTGTTGCTAAAATGGGTTACAAGAAAAAAGGTGGTTTAATTAGTGGGATTAAGAGAATTAAAAGAGGAAGATGAAAAATAATCCAAGAATACCTAGAAAAAAAGGTCAACCTGCTAAATCTAAGAAACATTCAGATTTATACACAGATGAAAACCCTAAAGGTACAATTAAAGGATTAAAGTTTGCTACAAAAGAGGATGCTGTAAAAAGTATTACAAAAATTAGAAAAAGTGGAAGAGCAAAAGCACATAAAATACAGGCTGCTGTTGCAATGGAACAAAGAGCAAGAGTTATGGGCAAAAAAGATGCTGCTGGAGTTTATAGAAAATATATAAATAGTATGAAAGCATGATATGTCTACATCAAATACTACAACATTTAATTTAAGCATAGATGAAGTCGTAGAGGAGGCTTATGAGAGATGCGGTATGCGTGTTACTGCTGGTTATCAACTAAAATCAGCAAGAAGATCTCTTGACTTATTATTTTTAGATTGGGCGAATAGAGGTCTTAATCTTTGGACGATTGAACAGGCTACAAGCTCTTTAACAAGTGATACAACTAGTTTTGATTTAGCAACCGATACAGTAAATGTTTTATCTGCTGTGATTAGGGATTCTTCAAGTGGAACCAATACAGATATAAGTATTGAAAGAATTAGTAGAGAAGAGTATTTAAATGTTCCTGACAAATCAACTAAGGCTAGACCTTCTCAATATTACGTTGAAAGAACAATTACTCCGAAGGTTTATTTGTACCCTACAACGGATAAAGCATATACTTTTGTTTATTACAGGATTAGAAGAATACAAGATGCAGGAGAGTATACAAACGAAACAGACGTTAATTTTAGGTTTTTGCCTTGTTTAGCCTCTGGTTTAGCGTATCAATTGTCTTTAAAATTTAGTCCTGATAGAACGGCAGCTTTGAAACAACTTTACGAAGAGGATTTTGCTAGAGCTGCTGCTGAGGATCGAGATACTGCAAGTGTCTCTTTTGTTCCAGATTTGGGGTCATAAATGGCTTACGCTAGTGGAAAATATTCTTATGGTTTATGTGACTACTGTGGTAGAAAATATCCTTATCAGGTATTAAAAAAGAATTGGAGGGGGTTTAAGGTTTGTCCTGAAGATTATGAACCAAAAGAGCCTCAATTAGACCCTTTAAAAGCTAAAGCAGATCCAGTTGCTTTAAGGCAACCAAGACCAGATAGAAAAGAACCTATGGAGGTTTTTTTAAGAGCTCCAGGCGATTCTGTTTTTTCTTCAAATGGTATGCTACCCTCTGAGGTAGCTAAAAATTTCTCTGCCATTGGTGGAGTTGGACAGGTTACGGTGACAACATGACATATGATGAATTAGTAACAAATGTACGAAACTATACAGAAGTAGGCAGTAACGTGTTTACTGATTCTGTAATTAATACTTTTATAACATTAGCTGAAAATAAAATATTAAGAGATATTGATTTAGATGTGTTTAAAAAAGAAGTTACTGCAAATATGTCAGTCGGTAATCGTTTTTTAAGCACTCCAACAGGGATTTTAACTCATCGTTATATGATGATTACCTCTCCCACCACTTTAAAACAAATATTTTTAGAATTTAGAGATACCTCTTTTTTAAAAGAGTATTGGGCTAATTTTACAAATACCGGAACTCCTAAATATTATTCAGTTTTTGATGACAACACTTTTTACATTGCTCCTACTCCTAATAGTGCTTTTGATACTCAATTAGGATATATAGCTAGACCCGTTCAGCTATCCTCTACTACTACAACTACTTGGATAAGTACAAACGCACCAGAAGCTTTGTTATACGCTGTTTTAATTCAAGCACACAGTTACACAAAGGGACCTTTAGAGATGCTTCAGTATTTTGAAAAAAGCTACTCAGAAGCGGTGAAGGGACTTGGAATTGAACAACAAGGAAGACGCAGAAGAGACGAGTATCAAGACGGTGTGTTAAGAATAAGATTAAAATCGGAGTCTCCCGGTCCATGAGCAAAGCACCTAATTTTAAGGTTTTTGATACCTTTCGTAACCTACCTGATTAAAGTGGTAAAAAAATTGCTATTGTTGCAATGGGAAAAAGTAACGATCAATACATCATGGCTAAGACATACTCTGTTAATTTTGATGAAGTTTGGGCTATTAATGTAATGGCAGGAATTATACATCACGATAGAGCGTTTATGATGGACCCTGCTAGTAGATTTTTAGATTCTGAAGTAGCTGGTGATCAAACATCTTTAATGAGAGCTGTTTTAAAACAGCATAAAGGACCTATTTATACTTGCGAATTAGATAAAAGATGTCCTGGTTTAGTTGAGTATCCTTTAGAGCAAGTTGTTAATAAAATAAAAACATGGTACTTAAATAACACAGTAGCGTATGCAATTGCTTTTGCCATTTCCTCTAAAGTTAAAGAAATGCAAATATATGGTATTGATTTTTCTTACAAAAACCATGTTCATTTTGCAGAAGCAGGAAGAGCTTGTTGTGAGTTTTTAATTAGTAAAGCAATAGAAAAAGGTGTTCGTGTAGGGATATCTGGAACATCTTCTTTGTTAGACACTAATGTTCCGTTTGAACAAAAGCTTTATGGATATCACAGATTGGATGATCCTCCTGTTTTTGAAACAAATGATGAAATATTTAAAATGAAAAAATTTTCTCAAATAAATAAGCAAAAACAAAAAGTTATTGATACCCCATCGGAGGCAATTAGATTATAATGTTTGATATTAAGGTAGGAAATATAGCAACACCTATAGTTAAAACAAGTAGTTACGGTGGTTTGTCTAACGAAGATATTACAGAACTCTGTGTTAGTAAAATATTATCAGTAGCAGAGACTGCACCTCCTGAAATCAAGGAGCAGGCTAAATTTTTTAAACAAGATTTAGAACAAATAATTTTTTATTTTTTAACAAAAGCGGCACAGTCAGAAAAGGATAGGTGCATACAAGTGTGTGTAAGAGGAGGCAAGGAAGATGCTGCTGATTTATTAAGGAGACTTTGAAATGGCTTTCTCAGGAAATTTCATGTGTACTAGTTTTAAGCAAGAGCTTTTAGTAGGGACACATAACTTTACTAATAGTAGTGGAAATACTTTTAAACTAGCTTTATATACCAATAGTGCTAGTTTTAATGCTGCTACCACTGCATATACTACAACGAATGAGGTGAGTAATTCAGGTTCTTATAGTCAAGGAGGTGGAACATTAACTAATGTAACTCCTACAACTACAGGAACTACCGCCGTAACCGATTTTAACCCTGATTTGTCTTTTACCACTGCTACAATTACAGCGAGAGGCGCTTTAATTTATAATTCTTCTGTTAGCAATAAAGCTATTGCTGTTTTAGATTTTGGAGCTGATAAATCCTCCACCTCTGGTACTTTTAGTATTGTGTTTCCTGCTAAAACTGCCACTGGTGCAATTATTCGCATAGCTTAGTGGAGGTTACAAATGGCACTTATTCAGGCAGACAGAGTAAAAGAAACCTCTTCTACAACAGGCACTGGTAATTTTTCTCTTAGTGGTGCATCCACTGGTTTTCGCACTTTTAGTGATGGCGTAGGCGTAGGTAATACTTGTTATTACGTTATTACTGAGGGACCAACTTTTGAAATTGGTTTAGGCACTTTAAATGCTTCCGCAACTTTAGCTAGAACTACGGTATTAGTTTCTTCTAGTGCAAATGCTGCTGTTAACTGGGGATCGGGTAGTAAAGATGTGTTTACAACTTATGCTGCATCCAAAGCAGTAATTTTAAATTCAAACAATGAACTTGATTTAGCTAGTGCATTAACAGTAGCAGGGGCTTTGACAACGAGTGCAGTATCATCTACATCTACACTTTTTGTGTCTGCTGGTATTACAGGTAGGTCTACTCTTGATATCGGTGGTAATGCTTCAGTAGGGGGTACTTTTAACATTAGAGGTAATGCTTCTGGTGGGGGTACTTTAAGTATTAAAAGTAATGCTTCAGTAGGTGGCACATTAAAAGTAACAGATGAATCAAACTTAGAGGATGTATCAGCTAGTGGCACTTTAGATGTTGCGGGGGAAACTTCATTAGGTAATGTTTCAGCTAGTGGCACACTAAATATAGGAGGAGTTTCTACATTTACAGGAGCAGTATCTGCTAAATCTACTTTGGCTGTAGATGGAGACTTAAAAAACACTGCGGGTAATTTTGTAATAGATGCAACATCACATATTGTAGAAGTAAAAGGTGGTGACTCTGTAGATGGCACAATACAGTTTAATTGTAGAAGTAAT